CGTCTGGTCGACATGGCCCTGGACGATGTGCCCGTCGACCAGCGCATCGGGTTTCATCGAGCGTTCGAGGTTCACCAGATCGCCCACAGCCAGCAGGCCGAGGTTGCTCCTGTCGAGCGTCTCCTTCATCGCCGTGACCGTATACGTATCATCGCGGATGTCCACAACTGTCAAACATACGCCGTTATGTGCTATGCTCTGGTCGATTTTCAACTCGCGGCAAAAGTCCGCGCGCAGCGTAAAATCCTTATTCTGACGGTCGGTACGGATGTCCACGACCTCCGCCATGCGTTCCACGATCCCTGAAAACATATTCTCAACTGTTTATTATCAATTTGCCTTTAACTTTATATACCGAGCTTATATCACTGACATTCAGAATTATGTCATCGTAATTCTCCCGGTCGCCGGCCACCAGGCGGAGTTTGTCCTCCCCGTCGGCGAGCCGAACTATTCGCAAAGTTACAATTTTTCGGCTGACAATCACATATTCTCCCCCGGGAATAATTGCATCCCGGTCGACAGCCTTCAGCAAGACCACCGCCCCCGGCGGCAGGGCGTCCCCCATGGCACGTCCCATGTAACACATGGCAAGGTCGCACTCGCCCGCCTGAGGGATGACCAGGCTGCTCTCGGCCTCGAGGTGGGCGACGTGCGCGATGGCCTGTTCGGCATCCACATTATAAAAAGGTATCTGGGCGCCGCGCAGTTTCTCGTCCGCAAACATCTGCCCTTCTCCCGTCAGCAGCCACAATTTATCCACCTGCGGGAATTTGGAGACGATGCGGTCGGCCACATCGAGCGAAATGCCGTTATTACCGCGTTTAATCTGGTAGAGGTTTTCGCCGCGTGCAAGCCCGATATGACGGGCGAAGTAGTTGGTCGACATGTTCGCCCATTTGATTACGGCTTCGATCCTCTGCCAATTATTCTGCTTTTCTCGCATTTTATTAGTAAAAATTAAAAAAAATTTGCATCTTTGCACTCCCGGTCCCGTAGTTCAATGGATAGAATATAAGATTCCGGTTCTTACGATATGGGTTCGATTCCCGTCGGGACTACAATTTCAAAATAGCAATCATCTGACAATCTGATGGTTGCTATTTTTATTATTCATGTTTTTGGCTTATTTTTGGCGATATAATACAGGTTTTCACTTCATTTTCCCAAACTTCGTGTGCGTCCTCGTGCTTTGAATGCGTCCACTTCATTACGCAAATATAGCACTTTTCGTCCTATTCTTACCGGGATTAGACACTTTTCTTTCTCCCACCGATGCAATGTCGGATAGGACACTCCTAAAATCTCGGACGCCTCTCCACGGGTACAATACTTTATCTTATCACCCATAGCTGCTTTCACGGCACTGAATGTTTTTTCAGCAACGCTATCCCCTGTCTCCTGAATGAGCACATTTGCAAAGGTACGCAAATCTGATGCGCTAATCAATAGCATCGCGTCGGATTGGCGATCCCGCATAACTTGCATGAGCAAACTATCCATATTCTATAAAAATAGTGGCAACTCCTGTTGCCGTCCGTCAATATGATCTCTTTCCTTTGTTTTAAACCTCCGCCACGAAATAGGCGGATTCGGTTCCCTGTATTTACCCCGCGTGGCTCGGCGCCTGTCGCGCTGCGCCCGCAAAAACTGGAGCTTCCTCTTCGCTTGGTTGATCCGATGATTGCATATGCCGTGTATAATTATCATCAGTTCTTCCCGGCTCAGTTCATTTGTCCATACCGTATAGTCGGCGATAGTTGGCCGCCCTTCCGCCCTTCTCCCCATTTGCTTTTATCGAAATAAGTTGCTACCTTTGGAGTGATGTGTCAAAGGTGGGGCTTGAGAGCGCCACAAACATAAAGGGCTCCGGATCAGGGAGCCCTTTACATTGCCGGTTTGATTCCGGTAAAGGCGATCATAACTATTATTGCCAGTATTACGACCAGCCAAACTATTATGGTTGTAGGCCTTTCATTATATTACTTTTCCATAATTTCTTCTCCGTTTTCTCCAGCTCTTCAAGGAGGGCATCGGCGAAGTCGATAGCCTGACGAGCAATCAGTGTTTCAGCTGGTATGTTTGCGCACTCACCTTTAGCCTGCCAGCCATCAGAGACAAGCACAGGAAACGTAGCTGCCATCATCTGCCCGGCATACACCCTCCGCCAGTACTCCCGGTCAACTGTTAAGTTTTCCTTAATAGTTGGATCAACCTTTTCGAGCTTATCCTCGATATGGTTCCCGTACTCTCCCCGCGCCAGCTTCTCGGCGTAGTCGTCGTCGCGCATCATCAGGTCGGAAGCGTCTTTGAAATCTTCAATGATTTCACCTCGTTCTGTCCATGAGGCGCTTTGCTCCCAATCGCCCATATCAATTAAGGCCAATATGGGCTTCCTGCCGCACCCTTTGCAGTCAAATGCGATAATTCGCGCATTCCTCCCGTCCCTCGTGCACACGGCCGCACCTCGCTTGGCGGCCTCTAAGTCAAATTTTCTCATAATTTTTCAGTTTTTCGAGATTTTGCGAGAATCTCGCTATTTCTTGAAATGTTCGACAATCTCTGCGGCCGTGGCTTTACGCCAATCGCACTCTTTTGCAACTGCATCAAATAACCGCTGGGCGTTGCAAAATACCCACCGATATCTGTTGCTCTTGTTGATAAAGAGTTGCATATAATCGTTCTCGTCGTTCATCGCCGCCAGTGCCTTGACCAACTCGATGTTTTCGCCGCAGTCGATAGTAGTGGCATCTATCATGGAAATCAATTCCCCGCGGTTGCAACAGTAGGTGACATCCTTAATGCATAGGACGAATTCGCCAACGATATAATTCGCGCCCACTGGAAAACCACCGTTTCTCCCTATTTCGGCTTCACACCACTTGATCAAATCCTTTCGCTTCTCCACGTCCTCGACACGGACAAAGCACGATGTTCTAAATTTCATACTATTTCACCAATTCGAATTCGTAAGCCACCACCCACGGGTTGCGCTCCCAAGTCCCACGCCCGCAAGTCCTGTCGATCAGCGCGGCGAAAGCTTCGCGGGGAGTGTTTTTTAAAATATTTCCTACTACAAAATGGGTCGGATGTATAGGGAAATCTTTTGGAAAGTCCGGCGTAAATTGTCTGACCCCTTCCCGCATGCAATCCTCGTCCGAGATGTCCTGCAACTGCTCGCAACGGATTCCCGTGATGCGGATTTGGTGGGGCATTAAGGCAGCACGGATGTACATCTTATTGCACATTCCGGGGTCGTATTTCAAGCCCCTTATAATAGCATCATCTGCGTCCATATTGCCTTGACGATATACTTGCTCATAGCTCTGCGCCACGGCCACGATCTCGCCGACCTTGTAGCGGCATTTATGGCGAAAAATCTCAATCCCTTGACAGCACATTACGATACATCCAGTAGCTTCCTCATAAGTGAAATCTTCGGCTGCGGTCGCGGCCAGTTGAAATTGTTTGCCGCCTTCTATGCGGCGCGTATTGTTTTTTATCTCGTCAATGACCGCATATGTCAGTGCGCAGCGGTCGTTAAACATTATCTTCTGCATGGTTATTCGGTTTTAAGTAATTCAGTGTTATCGTGGATGTTACCAATGATTTCTCGTCCCTCTTGTGAGAAAAAATTAACTCCGACCCAATATTGAGGATCGTCGTCTTTGATTTCAATTCTATCATTATGATAGACTACTTCACCGACAACTCTTTGAGGAGAACCACATACAATGTCTCCCTCGTAAATCTCCTCACCGTTCTTATCTTTCAGCCCCGTGTACTGGCCGACGGTGGCGGGGTCTACCTCTCGGACAACTTCGCCGGATTTGTAGGGTACAATTTGATGTGCTATACTTCGATCCCTGTTTTCTGCTTCAATATAGCTGCCGACTATCCATTCCCCATTGTCGAGGCGCTTGCCTCTGAATTTAATCTCTCTCATCTTCTCTTTTGTTTTAATTCCCTGACGCGGCGAAGGATATATGCCCTAATCCAGCGCTTGTAATGTCGACAATATATTTCAAAATCATTTGTTGCCCACAGGGATTCCGTTTCGGCTTCTTCCCTCAGCTGTTTCAGTAGTTTGGTTTTCATTTCACTTTCAGCTTTAAACCTTCAACCTTCCAAAAATCCTCTTCCGTTTCAATAAGATTGTACCGAGTAGTTTTTTTCACGCACGCTCCAAAATTACGGAGCAGGTGTGTAATCCGAATGCAGTAAATCGAGCAGTTGCCGTTCTTGCGCACATAAACATCAAACCACTCAGGACTTGATTCACAGATCGTTTTAACATACAAGTTGCCGAATTCGTCATGCGCAACGATTATTTTGCGATTCGCCCTTATGTTCATTTCATCAATAGCCCGAACACTAAAAAACAAATACCCGTCGGAGTTTAACGTGGCGAAACAGTTTCCCCGTTTAGGCGGTTTAATTATTCGCAGCTTCATACGGATTCCGTTTTAAGTCGTGAACGCTGACGGCCAGTCCTGCGTCGATCTGGCCGCGGAAGTCTAATTTAAGCCGGTGGAGCAGGTCGAAAAGACGGTAATTCCCATACTCTTCTAATGCGTTATTGCTATCTTCCCCAGTTAAAACAAACGAACACCTATCATCAGACCACTTGAAATCGTAGGCTGCGTAATCGTCACATATATATTGCGATATACCGACCGAGAATGTGCCCTCGCATTCATCCTCAAGTACATCTACTTTGCCAATCCCGGCAATCTTCGCCAACTCCACCAGTGGCACGAATGGATGCCCGTCGTTGTAGTCCTTATCCGTGATCTCCACGCACAGATCGGACATCGGCCGAAGGACGGGCTTTATGTCGTCGATATAGGTGTAGTACTCGTAACACCCATCATCAGAAATTAAGCCGACGTCTCCGTCCATACAAGGATCAACATTGCCAAGTTGACGTATTGTCCAAATGTCCTGATCCTCGTCTTGAATTTTCAACCCATACGGCAGATACCCCGCAATGTCGGTAAGTGAAAGTTCTCGTTTCATATGTTTATTGTTATTGTTTTGTCCGGCTCGGTGACTATTAAGCCAACTTTCGATACCTCACTCCAGCCGTATGAATATTCATCTTCCCACTCAATTTTTATGTCGTAATTCTCGCAGTCGTTCTCGACCGCCCAGTCGTACAGTTCTTTCGGTGTCATTGTTTTATTTTTTCGGCAAATTGCTATATCCGTTGCTGAACATCCAAATTCCCGCAACAGTAAAAATAACGTGCAGCGCAAACCTCCACCAATCCGCCACCGAGTAGTCGTGTTGCGCTAAGTTTCCCGCAACAAAGGCGATCACCAGTCCGCCTATTGTGTCAAATGATGCTTTTGTCATGGTTAGTCCTTGTATTTAATTTCCACGCTGTCGATCTGCTCCCGCGTGAGAGCGATTCGGTGCTCATTCTGAAAGGCCGATATCCTTTTACATACCCTCTTAGATTCGGCCGAGGACAGCATATCGTGATAGTATAGATAACTTTGGCAAAACAAGAGGGTCGCCAATTCCTTGCGCCTTTCGGCCGCTGTTTTCTCTTTTCCCACAGCGCTTCTTTCGTCAATCGTCGTTCTCATTCTCGGTCAGTTTTTGGATGAAATTATTTCGGTGGTATTCATAATCCGGTTCGAACTCTCCGTCCTCGCCGTTCTCAAACCACATATCGTCGAATGCGCCAATCGCTCTTTTCCGCATCCGCTCCTCGGCCTCCTGCTCGGCAAGTTCGGCTGTGTGGGTCATTGCCAATCTCAACTGCCTTTCAGCGTGGTCAGCCATATCAACTGTAAGGTTGTTTATGCACCCGTCGATAAATTCCCTTGCTTTTTCGCTTTTCATGGTTGGTAATTTTATAGGTTCAACCCATGTTTAGTAGACACAAGCAGGATGATTGTTTCGACAAGGGCGTTAATAATACTAACGTCGTTAGCGATAAAACGATCGTAGTCGACAACCCACTCGATGCCATTCTCGCCCATATATCGCCTCATGCGAAAATTACCGTCAGATGGGTCTTGCCATGAAATTTTAGGAGGCAATAGCCCCAGCAGATCGGCGACTGTAAAGGCGGGGATATATCCATCGGGAAACTTTTGATGTAGAATAGCTTTTGTTTCAGCATCAGTTTTCCATATCTTGAGATTGTAGGTACTTCTCCCTGTTACAATCCATGCCATGCTCGCCTTCTCCGCTGGCACTCCCAGCTCGATCAGCCGCTTCGACTGCTCGATGCTCGTTACTTGGTCTGTCATAATTTTTGCTGTTTTATTTCGTTTTGTTTGTGACTATGAAAACCGATTCTTTACGAATTGGCAATTACGTTCTTCACGCCGGGAAAGTAATTGCCGTGACAAGCGTATTCCCCAAGGGGATCAACGCCCATACCGACCGGATCACCGGCAAGGTGTCGTACATCCTCGCCGACCGGATCGAACCGATACCCCTGTCCACCGACATGCTCCAGCGGCTCGGCATGCGCCGTAATGCAGTGCGGTGGGTCAAATACGGCGTCGATAACCTTTATGTCGACCGAGCCGTGGATAAGTTCTACATATCCATCGGCAGGCTTGGCGAGCGGGTATGTCAGGTGCGGTACGTTCATCAGCTTCAAAATATACTCTCCGACGGCTGGGACGTGGAACTTATACTGCGGAGGTAACCATCTATTCGCATAATCCGTAATAATTCATGCAGCTGTCCTTGCCTCCCGAAAAGGTGACTATGACTTTCATTTTATCATTCGTTAAAGGTTAACTGAGGGGACTGGCGTGACTGCAAAACTTATCTGCCAAATACTAAAATGGCGGCATCTCTTGAGTGCTCCGAGGTATTTCCCTGCCACTTCGTAAGAGCTTTGAATTGTGCTGCGGATAGTTTAGTACGATTATTCTTAGGAGCAATCATCCGATATTGCAGGCCTTGCTCCTTGCACCAACCCTCCCAAATTGATGCATCTCGACAAACGCTTCCGGCTCCCTTCAGGCGCTCTCGTCCCGTATTGCCAAACCATTTGCGTTGGCGAGCATCTTCGATGAACAGTCGAATACTATCTTTGCCCCGAATGTCGGAGATCATTTTCACGCGCTCCATTGCCTGGGTGATCGTCATGGTACTCACTTCCGCGAGGTATTTTGTGTCCGAATGCCATACCGCGAAGCCTGTATGTACTCCCGTATCAATGCCTATATACGTCATAGTTAGTTCATAGATTAAAAAGCCATCCTATCTCTTTCCACTCCTCGGCGGTCAGCAGCTCGCCCCGGCGTTCCCGCTCGGCGCGCTCCTCCTCCCTCTTTAGCTTCTCGGTTTTGTGGCGGTCGCGTTCGATGCGTGCCAGTCGGTCGGCTCGGTATTCGAGAAACACCTGCAACGCCTCAGTGATGACAAGCGGATCTACCGTTCCGTAGAAATGCCCGTAATGCCCCGCCTTGAAACGCTGGAAAAAGAGCATCAACTCCGAGAGTTTCAGATAACCGAAGTTGTCGGCGATGACCGCCGCCACCGCGTCCGTGATGCGTGAAAACTCCTCCTTGCCTTTCACGCCGCAGAAGTTCACGAGGTCGGTGAGCTGAATATCCAGCCACGAATCGAGCGCATCCCCACCGTAGGCTTTCCGCACCTGACGCAGGGAAGGCGCATCCCCCGTGAAGCAACGGTCGATATTCGCGGCGCAATAGCGCTGCACGCCGGGGTTAAAACGCTTAAGCATCACCGCCGCCGTCCGTCCCCATTTCCCGCGCCATTGTGCGAGCAAGGCGCGCTCTGACCCGCTCTTCGCAACGGCGCATGAACTCGTCGCTGGTAATGTCGCCATGAGCGACCCGATTGTCTGCATTTCTGCCATAGTCGTTTGTCGTTTTCAGCGGGAATATCCCCGCCCAGTTATTAGCCTTGGACTGCTCGATAATCCCTCGGGCAGTATCCGCATTGCCCCCGGAAAGTTCCATAAGCCGCGCATAGAAGCTCTCGAAGCCCCGCTGGCGATAGGTCTGTCCGCGTTCAGACTTGTAGGCAAGCCAATCCGCCACAATGGGTTGGAACGTAGGTTCGACAACGGAGGTGTCAAGCGTGCACCGGAATTTTTTCGGGAAAAAGTCGTTTAGCCACGTCTGGAAATAGACGTTTTTTGCAAGCTGGGCATGGTATCCTAATTTAACATAATCAACGGTCAAACCATCCGTCTTTTTGCAAAAGTCATTATAGTCGTCAGCAAGCGACTTGCGTTTTCCCTTAAACCCATCCCAAAGAGTTACGAACTCTTCGGGGATGCCCGTAAGCTCGTCCCCCGTTTCGGGGGATTTAGAGGGTATATCTTCGACGTTAGGAGAAGATATATTTACTTTACTTTTCTTTACTTTGTCGCAAACTTCCGGAATTTTGGGCGATTCTTCCGGAATAATGCGGCAAACTTCCGGAATTTTGATGGTTTTGCGTTTCGCTCTATCACACATTTCGAGATAACGCCTTTGAATCGCCGACGAGGTGATAATACCACGAGAAAGCAGTTCTTTGTCGAAAAGACCCACATAGCCGCAGTATTTCACTATTTCGTTAACATTCGATTCTTTAAGCCCGAAGTATTCGGATACGTCAAAGGCAGTACTTTCGTCCCACTCTATGAAACACCCTTTTACTCGGTATATCTCGCACAGTATGTAGTCATAAACAGCAACCCCACGGCATCCCATATCCTTTTTAAGCCGCTTGATACGCATGTCCTGATACCTATCCGTGTCGACGTTGTAATAACTTAATCCTGTTTTGTTATTAGCCATATCATAACCTCATCCTTTCTTTCTCGTAACTTATCATCGTTCGCAAGTTGTCGCACTGATGCTTGCAAGCTGCGTTGATCCGGTCGAGCCACTTCTCCAATGCGTTCAATTCTGCCGTCGCGCTGTTTACCAGCTTCGCGGCCAGTGATGGCGACAGAGAGAGAACTGCCTCTCGTTCGTCGTGAAAGAACTGCGCTACGGCCGTGTCGCGCAGACCCGTCACTTCACTCAACAACTCGCCGCTACGGGCATAGTATACGCCCAACTGGTCAAGCCTGCCTATCATCGCGTTGATGTCGGCGTCATTGAGGCACTCAAGTAGGCTCTGGATGTCCCCGGCTTCCTTGCGTATCTGCTCGATTCTTGTCATGACGTTTCATTATTATCTTGTACAATAATTTGGCTTTGCGCAGCGCGTTCTGCTGCTTTACAGTCTGGCCCCGGCATTGCTCCAAGTCCCGGAGGATGCGCACAACCTGCGCAACTTCATACGCTTTCAACTCATACATAGCCGTACCATCTTGGCGGTTATCTGCTCCTTGATCCGGTCGGCGTTATCGAGGGCTTCGCGGATTTTGCCGATAAATCCCTCGTCGCGTTCCACACGAAGAATTTTGAGCATGAAGTATCGGTTTTGACACCGGGGATCATAGGAAATAAAATCGCACCATTTACGGCCCGTAACGAGCAAGTTGCCCTGAATCTGGGCATAATACTCGGGCTTGACGCCGTGGAGTTCGGAGGCGGTTTCCAGTAGTAGATATTTTGCATGAACAGCGGAGTTGTAAGGACACTTGATCTCGATGATGCCATCCTCTCCTACCAGCCCGTCGGGGCTCCCGCCGAACGTGTGCGACCACTCGATAAAACCGCAAAGATCAACCGTATTGCCCGTGTGCTCCTCGTAAACCGACCGAGCTTCGGGTTCGTACTGATGCCCCCAACGAACCTCGCGTGTGTTCAGTTCATTGTAGTCGAGGCAGGTGCCATTGGTGAGTTCCTCGGCCAGCTTGTCGAAGATGTAACTTTCGGCAGTCTTGGAAACATCACCTGACCTCGGTTTGGTCATCAGCTTATGGAGCTCCGACGAAGTGAAATGGAACAAGCGGTTGTTGAACCATTCGGGGGTGTTCTGATATGTATTCGAGCCATTCATATCGTTGTTTGATTATTTTCCGGGGAATAGTTTGCCATCCTCTGCCATCCCTACCGCTGCGGCAATATCTTCGGCGGCTTTTGCCTTTGTAATCATCTCGCGCAGGTTGTCGGCCTCCTCCTTGTTGATGAGCCCGCGGAGCAGCGCGGCATTCACATCAGCCTCGGTCTTGATCGACGAAATATCGAAAGATGCCGTCTGTTTGCCCATCGTGACATCTTCATAGGTAGCATCAACCACGTCGCGGATCTCCTCGACGGTCTGCATACCCATAGATATTTCAGGCGCGTAGGTTCGCTGGAAGAATGCTGCCGACCGGTATTGAAGCATCAGCTCGGGCATCGTCTTCCATTTGCTGCCGGCTTTGCCGTACCAACCTTCGTCTTTGGCCATCTGCATCGATACCCAAGCACCGTGAAGTGGGCTGCCCGTAGTCTTATCAATAGCCCACGCCCGGCAACGCCATTTATCCATGTCGCCTTCGTTCTCATGCTCGTAGCGAAGCGGCGAGAAACGACCGCAGGTGTTCAGCGCGGCAATCAGAAACTTCGACGACCATCCGACATTGCCGTAAACCACATAGAGGTTCTGCATCACCAGCAACGGGGACATCCCGATGCGGTTGGCCATTTCCAGCGCGATGATACAGTTGGCGACGGCCTCCGGAGTTTTGGATTTCTGGTACTGCACCGGCACGATGGTAGACGAAGCCAGCGATATAGCCATACGTTGGGCGTTCTCAAAATTCGCCTGCGAGGCGAACACGAGCATCGAATCGCCCGAAGCTGGCGATGGAATAACGGCGGGAACAGTTTCTTGTTGAATGTTGTTGTTTTCCATAGTTGTTGTTGGTTATAAGTTGTTTCGTTTCGCGTAATTTCTCAAATTGGTCAGATGACCGGGATATGCCCGACCGTTGATGTCGCGGACACTCATGATCTCGATGCTCTCCTCGTCGCCGATATGGACATCCTCATAGCGCCCCGAAAAAACATCGTAGCGCATTTCGGTGATCGGTTCGAAGTGATGCACGGCCTCGATATCGTAGATTTTGTAGGCAACCGTATAGACCCGGCCGTCTTCATCACCACGATGATCTTTCCTGATAGCCTCCCAGAAAGCATGGTATATCAGCTTCAGGTCTATGTCGACCAGCCTTGAGGCAACCTTCGAGAATTTATCCCGCTCACCGTTGATGTGTTCGCTCGGAATGTCTACCAGCTCCTCCACAACCGGAAGGGCCGGGGATGTGGTCGTCGTGTAATATTGCGTGTCCATGGGTTATCGTATTTCAACCCGGTAAATACGGGGCTTGTTCTCGTTCTTCAATGCCCGGTAGATGGCCTTGGATTGTATCCGGACAGCCTTTGACCGCAGGCGGTATTGGGCTCGCCAAATGCGCCCCTTTATCATTGTCCACACGCATTTAACCGTGATTTCCGTAAACTCATTCATGGCTTTCGAATATTAAGGTTAGCAATTTTCCAATCTCCTTTGCGCGGTGCTGATTGGATAGCACCCAGCCGAATACCACGGCAATCGGCGCGATGAACGCCAACAAGGTGATAAGATGTGCCATAGCGGCCTGTTTTAACGGTTGGACTTGGAGGGGAATACCCGGCTTACGAGTATGGTGCCGACAACGACAGCATACGCGGGATAGAGCACGCGGAACTGAGCAAGGAAACAGCCTAAAGCATGCTCCTCGCACGTGGCGCGGATAACGTTGGTGTAATCGACCCTATCAGATGAAAATAGGGGTTTGTTGGCCTTCAGATGGCAACGGTAGAATGCGGTGCGGCTTTTCTTCGCGCGCGGTGTGGTCTGGGTGTTATTTACCCGGGTACCACTTGTGTTGTTCTGTCGCATTTGTTGAACACAAGTTAGGTTAATGTATGGTATAAAAAGAGGGCGTGCCCCCTAATTCTTGCGACAGAACCACAACTACGTAGCGTAGAAGTGCAACGGGAACACGCCCAAAAGACGTTCGTATATTTCTAATGACTACGTAAAGTAGTTCTGTCGCAACAGCAAAGATAGAAAATCATTTCGAATCTGCAAAATTATTTGCCATCGGCATCGAAAAAAGGTATCGACGGCTTCTCCTTACGGGCGATTCGGTACATCATTTCAGCCTTTGCGCCGTTGATGATCTTACCCGCAATGTTAGCAATCTCCGATGCCTCTTTGATCTCGATCTCTCGTGCCCGAAGCTCTGCATACACGCGGCCCAAATCGGCCGTCAATTCCCGGATGTTCTTAATCTCTTTCATCGTTTTGTTGTTTTTTGATTTCTCGGTATAACTTTAGTTGAATACGTTTGTAGTCGATTGTTTCGGGGGTTACGGGGAGGTTGCAGCGCTTTAGTTTATCCATTAAATACCCGTCAGTCAGATTCTCGCGTTTCTTTCGGTCATACGCCCGGTACATTTCGAGATTAGCTGCGTAATACTTGCTGGCATTCGCCCGGTACTTTTCGAGATTAGCGGCGCGCCACTTACGGTGCTTTTCCCGCGCCTTTTCGGAATTAGCTGCGTAATACTTTCTGGCATACTCCCGACACTTTTCGGAATTGGCTGCGTAATACTTGCGGTCATACTCCCGACACTTTTCGGAATTGGCCGCGTAATACTTGCGGTCATACTCCCGGCACTTTTCGAGATTAGCGGCGCGCCACTTACGGTGCTTTTCCCGCGCCTTTTCGAAATTGGCTGCGTGCCACTTACGGTTATTTTCCCGCGCCTTTTCGAAATTGGCTGCGTGCCACTTACGGGACTGCTCCGCCTTGCATTGTTTGCAAATATGGCTATGACCTAATACGCATTCCTTATTCTTCGCAAACTCTTCCAACGGCTTTTCCTGCCCGCATTTGCGGCAGACGCGGGTAATGTCATCCATAATTTCTTACTTTTAGGGGTTATTCGTAGATAGGACGCCAGCCGACAATACTACTATGGCGGTAATACTATTGCGACGCAGGGAGGATTAGAACAGCCGCCCCTGAACATTATCATCCGGACGCCTCACAGCATCCGCCCACCGCTCGTGTACGAACATCTTTTCTACGCGTTTTATCGTTTTTGATGATGAATAGGTGCATGCTTTGTCAATACTCGCAAAGCATATAAAGTCGTCCGGCATGGAATATTCCGAAACGAACACCGGGAATTCCATGCTGCGCAGCCATCTATAAAATCGTTCATGGTCGAAATCGTCGATATACCCCGACGTGTTAGCATACGGCGGGTCGCAGTATACCGTCGCGCCCGGCGGTATAGCAACATCGCTGTAATCCTTTCGGGACAGTTTCAGTCTTTCCAGACTTTGCAGACTTTTCAGTCTTTCCAGACTTTTCAGTCTTTCCAGTCTTTCCAGTCTTTCCAGACTTTGCAGACTTTCGTTTAAGGGCGCCCACGGAATAGTTAACGCCGGTAAAATTTCTTGCAACTTCTCGTATTGTTCAGAGGATGGCAACATCCATTGAGATTCGCTAAAATAATGCCTACCCATATAATTCCCAAGGCGTCGGTCGACATCTTTTTTCGTAAGACCGGATAATTTCAGGGCGTTCTGTAAATATTTTCGCAAATACGCTGATTTAACCCGAAAAACATCTGTATGTATCGCCTTTGTATTCAATGTGCCGTCCGCATTGTATTGAGGTGCCACGTCGCACGCTGCGCACAACTTCAGCACCTTTTGCGTCAGCTCTCCTATTTTATCACGGACTTTTGCAAATTCCCGGACAAATCCTTTCCATGCCAACCGCGCGCTCGTGGGCGTTCCCGCGGAAAATATCGCGTGCATGTGTTTTTTGAACCGCTCAACCTCCGGAGCATACATATATGTCTTCATATCGTTCCCAAAGCTCCAGCAAAGACGCACGTAGGGGTCGTCATCTTTGAGACGGAGGAAATCCTCCCGACTGATCCATCGACATTCATTCCGGTATTTCCCATCGATGGCATCACGGAAGACTTGGGGATATTCCGTAATATCGTTTGCAATGAAACGTCCGAATTTACCAGACAATATGGCAGCGTGAGTTACCGCACATCCTCCGGCGAACAAATCCACGAACGTATGCGACGCGGGAAGATTCGAAATAACCCATTTCGCAATACTATTCTTAGAACCCTTATAAGGTAATCCGTAATTCATAACTAATCTAAATTCAATGCCATCCTCCGCGACCTCTCGGCATTCTTGAGGTAGCGTGTTTTGTACTTCTCATTGGCCTTGTCGGGTGTAACCCAAAGCACCGTGTTGTTGTCGAGCCGTAAAGGCACCAGTCCTTTGTCTTTGAGCTCTTGAAGATATTTATTCATGGTCGTTTGATTGTATCCAAAAGAAGCGGGGGCTTCTTACTGCCCCCGCGGTGGCGGCGTTACTGTGCTTCGCGCCGCCGATTTGCGTTCTTTATCTCCCGTTTCGTGGGCTTAGCCCGCCTCGGCCTTGCTACTTCCTTCACGCAGCCTCGGATTGTCGAGGGATATACCCTCTGTCAGCTTCCGTTGTGACAGACGCCCAAGCGCCCGATCAAACTCACAACATTAGGGTTAGAACCCCGTTGAGCTACCCGGATTCGAACCGGGAGTACCGCCTCCAAAGGGCGGTGTGTTAACCATTACACCATAGCTCAATAAAAGCCGCCTGAATCTCCACTCACCCGCGCCACCGCGCAGGGCTTCGATCTCGGCGGCACACCATCCGCGGGCTTCACAACTGGCCAATGGCAAATACCAAACTTAAAATGCGATTTGCGGATTATTGGCAGGAATCCGCGACCTGTGGCATATAGTACTCGTTAAACTGTGTCGGCCGCCCGTCTTCCGTAACGGCCTTCTGTTTGTTCGAGCAAATGGAGTATCCCATTTTCCGGAGCCGACTGATGATCCGGCGCAGCTCCGTTGTGTGGTACAGCCTCTCAGCCTTGCGGACAGTCAGCCTGCCGCCGGCCTTGAGATAGGCCAGAATTTTATTTTGAGGATCGTGTTTCATGGCCTTTGATGTATTTGCCGCTTTTCCCACGGGTACGGTCGAATTTCCTGAGCCTGCCTTCCAGTTCGTCGATGCGCTTGTACAGGGTATCACGTGCTTGAGTGAGCGCCAATACCTCGTGTTCCCGCTCGATAAGGCGTCCATCCGCTTCATTGCGCTCGCAAAGGCATGTAGCAAGCCGCACCTCCAGGTCTTCGATCCGTTTCCACATTTTCCACCTGGGCGTCAGGTCGAAGCATAGAAATCTCCTCTTCCTCAAAGTGTTCTTCTCCATAGTATAATTGTTTTAAGGTGTTGCAAATAAGCCCGCGCGCACTGTAACTTTAAACTCCATTTCAAAACTGCGCCACCGAAAAGCGCACGCGGGCAAGATGCAGACCTCACGCCTAAAATGAAATAACCCACTGCTGAAAGAACGGTGCGCAAGGCCTGCCATAGAGCCTGGATAGGCGGTCAAGCCACACCAGGCATAATAATCAATACGGCTCTCCGGGTCACTCCGGGTCATCGCTCGTTCATTGGTATTTATCTGTTGCCAGCCCTTCTGCGCCAAGTCGCTCGCCGGGTTTTACATCCGCTCGGATGGTTCTCGTGTATCAATGTGTCAAAGAACACAGAAATTGCTTTTGCCTTGCGGCGGGGTTAGTGCCAGCAATCAAACCCCTCACCTATGCGGTGGCTATCTTGTAAGTGCGGCAGGATTCGAACCTGCAACCTGCGCCCGGAAATGCGAGGTCTTTCAACCTTTGTGCTTCTATTTAGCATCCCTGCACCGCTCTACCTTTGAGCTACACACCTCGTGATGCTATTCCTTTTTGACGTGGAGCCGCTCAACCGGAATGCCTTTCATCTTGGCGATTTCATCCATCGTCACTTCGACAATCTCAGATTCAGGATCAGGTTCATAAACAAGGCGAAAACCTAATCTGTAAAGCTCGTCGCAAGTGTAATTGAAAGTTGCATTGCCGTTCTCTTTCTTGCACACGACCAATTCTCCAGCACGGAAAATCACCTCCCAAGTGTTTGATCCGTCCACAAGCTTATCCCCTACCTGCCAATCCTTGAAAGATTCGGCCTCTTCTTTCGTCGAAGGCCTGATACAAAGATTTGAAACGTCGTTTTTGATGAGTGCCATCTCGCTACCATCCCCGATGTGCCAACTGTATTTGAAGCCTAATTTGTCTTCGCAACTGGATCCATTACTCACATCTTGGCATAGATAAATACTCCCTTCCTCTACCTGAATACGCCCTTCAACTGGGATGTTGTGGATGCTGGCTTTGAATTTCTTACCTTTGCATTGCAGTAAATTTTCCATACTATTTTATTTTTGGTTTATAAGTTTAGTTCTCTATTAACTCTTCCACCCGGAACTCCCGGCCACGGCGCGTTCTTAATCTGCGGCACTCTACATCCGTGTTGAATACTTCGACCGAAAACAGACAGAGAAGTATTACTGCTCCGACCCGCCGGGTCATTTCCGATATGTTGAGCGTGATGCCGAAGTTCTGGGTGAAATACCATGTCACAAGGGCGTTCAGGTTGCGTTTTACACCGGCTTTATCGTATACATTCTGCAAGTGGTTGGCAACACACTGGTAAATCACATTCATGCTATCGGCGATCTCCCGAAGGGAGTAGCCAAGCACGACCCGGTTCACGATCTCGCGCTCACGCTTGGTGAGTATGGCATCGGTTTTCATAGCTATGCAACTCCCCAGGGGTCATCGACACCCCATTTCGTGAAAATCGCCTCTATCTTTTCCCGCTCCGTAGGCGTATGATTCACATATCCATACTTACGGTTATGAAAAGCCCTCTTGCATAGGCCGCCTTTTTTTAGCGCCTGGCTGATTTCGTCCATTGCGATGCTGGCGAGATCACGCCCTTTTCGCCGGGCGCGGATGATGTTGTAGCCCTTCACGAAGGCACAGCATTCGATGTCATTCTTTTCAGTATTCATAGCTTTGTTTATTTATCCAGAAGCGCCATTATTCGTTCGATGCAGGCTGCTTGCTCCTCGAGTAGTGCCGTCAAGTGGTCAGAAGTTTTGATTAACTCATTCATGGTATGGTTATTTTTTAGTCGCCATAGTACATTCCGCGAACGCCATAGAAATCTGACGGCACCGTCAACAGCTCGGGGCGGTACTCCGTGGCCTTCGGCTGCTCCGTCGGGCGGTTCTCGATCTTCGCCGTCATCATCGCCAGCTTCTCGTTGCGCCATGCTTTTTTCAGGCAGGCCGAAAAGGTCATTGACGATTGTACCCGTTTCAGGTACCACGCATTCTTCATAATCTTGCTTTTGTCGTAAGTTTTCATGGCGCTACGCTTGGTTATTTCAAAAACTTTTGTATATCTTTACATTGTTTTGTGGTGCATAACTCTATACCTTTGCGGTGTAGTTTAGTATCACACTGCAAATATAGATAATTTATCTTGATAATATCAAATTTTATAAAGATATTTTGCATAAAAAATTATTATAACACCACAGATTTCTATATGATATTAGATATTAAGAAGTTTGCCTTTGACATGCAACTTAAACAGCAAGATTTAAGCGAAGTTATAGGTGTAGCTCAATCCCAAATATCAGCAATGATGAATGGGAAGCGAGAAATAAAGGAGGAACATATAGAAAGACTAAAGGCCAAGTATGGCGATATAATATCAAGATATATTATTCAACAACAAACCGGGGCAACCCAAAATGATAACACTATTACTAACTCAACAAACACACAGGAGATGGATCCACTTGCAATGGCATTGGACTACATCAGCACGCTGAAACAGCAACTCGTGGAAAAAGACGAATTGATTCGTCGTCTTACCGCAGGGCAGCAAACGGCGGCCGATGAAGTCCTCTCTCGAAGAGTGGGTGCAGTCGAAAAAAAGCAAGATGAATTAACGGAAAACCTGTGACGCGTCATCGTGCAGATTGCACCCGAAAGGAGGCGAACACCCTCCTTTCAAAATGGGCAATTTTGCGATGGGCTAAAAAATGTTCTTTTCAGATATATTAATATTTTGTGCATCAGATCATTATATCACAAAAAGACGAGGGGGGGGGGATTTTTGGATAGAGAATAACAGATACGGACATTCACCCCCATAACAAAGTAAATAATGCCCCTCTCCGAGTTTTCGGAAAGGGATGAATTTTACAATAAAATAAATAGATACGGGCAACTTGATTCACGGAGCATGAAAAATTCCATATATTCACTCTCTCTGGGTCTTCTGTCAATAATACTAAGTGTCGTAGCGATATGTATTGCGGCATATAGAACCCCGGAGCTTGCATTCGATTATCAAGGCATCATAGTCGGCACATTAGCTATGCTCGTTACAGTGCTAATTGGCTGGCAGATTTACAATATTATTGATATTAAATCAACTATTTATAAATTCACCAAGAAAATAAAGGATATTGATAAAATAAAAAAGGACACTGAAATGCAAAGTATATATATTGATGCTCAGTGTTCTGATTTAAGTGCACATTCATTATATATACAACGTCGATATATTGAAGCAATAGAGCAGATTATTAAGTCATTACGCAAATATTCTCTCATTGAAAAAAAACATATCGTACCTGCGAATATTGAAATGTGCTTCATCAATTTCGCCGCTTCACTCCAGGATGAATGTCAAAACAATAGGGTTAGTCCTGAAAAAGATTTATATATAGCGTTGCTCGCTAATTTAAGACGTTATCCTATACTATTTAATGATCCCGAAAGAAATGAGGCAATGCAATGGCTTGTCGAATTATCCATACAACAAGGAGATACCATCGGGAAATCATTATCTCCCGAAATTAATCAACAGATTAACGACTATATAGTAGCCCATAAAGACAAACATGCAAAATTAAAAATCTAATAAAGAGGATATATGGATTTAATAACCTTAATTGCCACTATCATTGGAATACTTATCATCATATTCTTTTTTAGGATGTGTATTGATTTACGGGCAATAAAAAACATTATGATTGATATTCAGACTATATACGCCTCTGACCCGGATATAGTTGAACGAGTAAAGAAATACAAAAAGGAACACAACCTATAGCAACCTCGCATACCCTCCACGCCCTGCCATCTGTCGGGGCAAATACGCTGGAAAAATCAATTAAATAGGATAATATGAAGAAGATTTTACTCATTATTCCTTTACTCTTTCTTGCAATCCCCATGTTGGCTCAGAGTGACAAAGAGGCTGATCAAAACAGATATGGCAAAGGCAAAATGCCGTTTACTGAGGATGGTAGAGTTGTATTCTCGAAAATAGTTTCAGCGAACGAATGTAACGCAGACAAAATATTCAACTCAGTAAGATTGTGTATAACAGAATTATTCAACTCTGCGAATGACGTCATCCAGATGGAGGACAAGGAGTCTCATATATTAGTTTGTAAGGGGTTTTCAAAAGTACCTACTCGCGGTCTGATGGGTGGTGTTCAAGCCGCTCAAGTTTGGTATACCCTCAAAATCCAAACAAAAGATGGTCGCTATAAAATTGATATATACGATATAAAGGGGCATTATCCTGGAGGGGTAGTAAACGGCATATACCTCAACCCTGCTGATTGGCCAGCAGAAGCCCTCACTTATGAAGTTTGCTTCAAACCCAACGGGAAAATGAAAACAGCAAGGGAGGGGTTTTATAGACGAGCAATAATAGATGGATGTAATGACATGATGACATTAATTGAAAGTAAAATAATGGCAGAGTTGACTGCACCAACATGTAAAAGCGCTGATGACTGGTAACCCTCCCCTACCTTTCAGCCCCGGCCGTATGACCGGGGCTTTTTTGTACCTTTAGGACAATGAAGGCCGCCAAAATAAGGTTCCCTTATAGAGAAAACACAAACCTTTAGAACAATCCGCCCAAAGATAAAAGCCTCAAAAATTAGGGGCGGAATCCATTGTTATTAAAATGCCTGCTCCCACCTTTGCCTTGAGAGATTTTTTTTCATGGCAGAAGGGAAGCTGACGATAAAGCAGGAGAAGTTCTGCAACAAGTACCTCGAGTGCGGCAACGCATCCGAGGCGTATCGGTTTGCGTATGACTGTTCGAAAATGAGCGATGATACGGTACGTAATAACGCATATATGCTATTACAAAACAGCGAGATTACAGCGAGGGTCAAAGAATTACAAGACGAATTGCAGAAGGCAAGCAACATATCCAAAGAGCGGGTATTGGAAGAACTCGGCGCAATACTGGAAGCCCGCATAACCGACTATGTAAATCTGGTTACAGAACGGGTTCCCCTCCCTCAAAACAAGAAAGAGAAGAAAGCAGGAGCACCAATTCAATATATTGATGTCCAAAAGCTCGTCTTTAAAAATTTCGATCAACTCACTGACAAACAGGTAAGGGCTATCGAAAGCATAAAGGAGGGGAGAAATGGTATTGAGCTCAAATTGCACGGCAAGTCGTGGACAATAGAACGCATATCCAAGATGCTCGGCTATGATGCCCCGGAAAAGCATGAACACGCAGGTAAAAACGGCAAAGACCTATTCCCGAATATTCAAGTTGAGATCATAGACCGCCGCGAGCAGGTGGATACCTTAGATGAAGATACAGACCACTAATATCTATGCTCGTATCGAGAAGGCGATACGCTGCGGATACACAATAATATCCGCTCAGGGTTCATCACGATCCAGCAAAACGTACAATATCCTAATATGGATTATAATTTACTGTCTACAGCATCCGGGGGTCTCTGTATCTATTGTCCGCGCAACACTTCCCGCCATCAAAGGATCGGTATTCCGAGACTTTAAAGAGATACTATACAAAATGATGGTATTCGACGAAAAGAACCTGAATAAATCAGAAATGATATATACATTCGCTAACGGATCCTTCATCGAATTTTTCTCTACGGATTCCGAGCAAAAACTACGAGGACGCAAAAGGCACATTCTATATGTTAATGAGGCCAACGAACTGCGATTTATCGAGTGGCAGCAATTGAAAATGCGCACTACCCTATTTTCCATTGTAGACTACAATCCATCCTTTTCTGATGAACACTGGCTGTGCGACCTCAATCGTGATTCTCGGACATATCATTTTATATCTACCTATAAGGACAATCCTTTTCTTGAACAGACGATAATTGACGAAATCGAATCTTTGCAATACAAGAATCAATCGCTTTGGCAGGTATATGGCCTCGGGCAACAAGCTATTGTCGAAGGACTGATTTTTCCCAACATAGAAATTATTGACGAGTTCCCCGAATACGCAAAAAAACAGGCTGTCGGGCTGGATTTTGGCTACACAAACGATCCGACTGCGGCTATTAAATGCGGAATATTGGATGATGCGCTACACCTCGATGAACTTGTGTATCGGACACACATGTTGTCCTCAGATATCATCCACGAACTGAAGCCACACAAACTGCATGTTTTCCCGGATAGCGCCGACCCTCGGCTGATCCAGGAGATAGCAAATGCAGGCATCATAATTTACCCTGTACAGAAGTATAAAGGCTCCATCATGGCAGGCCTATCCAAGATGCTCGAGTACAAGATCAAGATAACAAAACGCTCCGTAAACTTGATTAAGGAATTTCGCAATTATACGTATTTACAGGACAAAGACGGCAAATGGCTAAATGAGCCTATTGACGCCTACAATCACGGGATAGATGCTGTCCGGTATTATATCCTTGGAAATATCATTGGCAGGATCATGTCCACCAAAACATATGACAAAAAGGCATTAGGCATTTGGTAAAGAATAAACTATTATCATACAACATAATAAGGCTTAACAATATATGGCATCAATAATTAAAGGGGTCTACTCTCTTGTCAGAAACTTGCTTCTTAATTCCGTGGGTGTCGAACGGGAGTTCATACAATTAATCAACGATAGGGACATTGGGAAAGTTCAATCGCTCATGCAAAACAGGGATGAAATAGTGAATGAATCCATATGCGAATATGATCCCCTAAAGCACAAAGTTACGAAGCGCATGGATAAAGATCGGCTTGGAGACGATCCGTACTTTTCCGAGAAATTGCCTCGTGCCCGGCAACGATACATTAATGAAGTAGAGCTTTTCTTTCTGCTTGGGAATCCTATAAAATGGAAGTTATCAACCAACGAGGGCAATGACGATGCCTTCCAGGAATTCAATAACTTTCTTCGAGACATACGTTTCAATACAGTGCTTAGGCAAGCGAAAAGGTTGGCAGGGGCAGAAACCGAAAGCGCTATTCTTTTCCACATCTATCGCGATGATGTAACCTTTACACCCTCGGTAAAGGCTTTAGTACTATCGTACTCCAAAGGATATACATTACGTCCCTTATTCGACCAGTACGGCAACTTGCTTGCATTCGGATATGGCTACAATCTGCGGGAAAACAATAAAACCATACAACATTTTGACATCCAAACAGCATCCACAATTTACAGAACAAAAAAAACATCAGTTGGATGGGAGGTAGATGCGAATCCAAATCCTACCGGCAAAATCAATATCATATACATTCAGCAAGATAAGGCGTGGAATGGGCTTCAATCCCGTATTGACCGGGAAGAAGACATCGATTCAAAAGTTGCCGATACAAATAATTACTTTGCGGATCCCATTGCCGCCGGGACAGCAGATGTAATAGATAAACTTTCCGGGCCCGACATACCTGGCAGACTTATTCAATATACTGGAGCCAATTCCAAATTTGAATACATCAATCCACCCATAGCGTCTGAATTACAGGCAAACGAAAAGAAAGACCTGAATGCCTCAATATTATTCGACACGTTTACTCCTGACCTGTCATTTGAGAACATGAAAGGCATGGGTACCCTATCTGGCGAAGCCATGAAACGCGCAATGGCGCTCGGATACATGAAAAGGGACAATCTAAAGGAAATATATGACATCGCAGTCGATAGGGCAAAAAACGTCATTCTTGCAATAATGATGAATGTAACTCATATTGGCATAAAATCTAAGCTTGCAGTTTTAAATATTGAACATGAATTCGCGGAACCTTTCAACGAAGATGTGACCGCCCGATGGACGGCTATTGCAAAAATGTATCGCGATAAAGTAATATCACTTGAGCAAGCAGTAAAGATGCTGGGCGTAGCTGAAAATCAGGAAGAGGAGGTGTCGCGCATAAAAAATGACACGCAAACTTCAAACCTTTTGACCAAAATCGACGAGAATTCAAAGGTTGACACCCCGACCGAATAAAACCTTTAGGACAATGAAGGCTATTATACATCAATTTGACCCACAAATTTATCCTCGGTTAATTTGGGTGGTGATAGGTGAAAAAAGCGCATCTGCAATAAGCGATAGGTTTGAAAATATAACAGATATGGACGACACATCTGCGGCGGATACGCAGAGTACATACGACATCACAAATAAAAGGGGTGGAGTTCTTATCAGGTTCGCCACAAAGGCGAACGCTCAAAATATCCAGTACGTTTGCCACGAATCTACACATGCGGCTATGGAGATATTCGATTATATCGGCGGACGCATTGATTGCAGTAACCAAGAGCCATTCTGTTATTTGGTCGGCTGGATATCTGAATGCATAAAAGAGGCTTTGAATTACCGTACAAAAAAAGTATAAATTTCCAGCCTGCCCATTGTTATTAAAATGCCCGTCGAAATCTTTGCAATAGAGATTAATTATAAAATAATATGAAAGAAAAACTTTTAGCATTGCTCCAAACCAAATTTGCGGGGGTGGACAATGCGATCCTCGACCGAATCGCAACGAAAAAGTCGGAGAATGTAACGGACGAAGCGCAATTACCTACCATAGCAGAGGGGATTGGCTTTCAGGACGTGTTAACCAGCTACGGCGACTACCGTGCAGGGGATGCACAGCAGACCGCAGTCAAGAACTACGAGAAGCGGCATAACCTCAAAGACGGGAAGCCTATCGAGCAACCTGGCATAGGGGACACCCAGGGAAAAGAAAATCCCGATATTCAAGCCCTGATTGACGCTGCAATCGCCGAAAAAGTCACCCCCTTACAGGAGAAAGTGGCAGCTTATGAAGCCGAGAAAACCGCAACCGAACGCTTAGAGATGATCGGCAACAAAGCCAAGGAACTTGGCATTCCTGAGTGGCGTGTAAAAGAGGGGTTTGCTATTTCAGACGGTATGGATGAAGTGGCGATCACTAATTACCTCACGGGGATTAAGCAAAACATTACTACAGCAGGGTTAGAAGGAAAGAGCGGGTTTCCGCTCGCAGCCACAGGAGAGGCTACCAAAGAGGAGGCCGATGCCATAGTGGCTGGAATGCGAATCTAAAATCAAAAAAAAATGGCAACAGCAGATTTAACAAACGAAACTACCGAGATCATCACGGGCAAAGACAACGTCGTCATCGTGAATCATTTCGATGGCATCAGAGGCGGCCGGACATTGGATGTAACCGGCTTTGCGCCTAAGGTCATCCACGCAGGGCATGTCATCATCAAGACCAGCGCCGGAGAATATGCCCCGATGCCTTTAACCCCTTCGGGTGACGCCTATGCAACACTGCCGGAGGATGCCGAATATGCTGGTTATCTCGTTGCGACAATCAGCACGGAACACCCCTTCGCTGGGATTATGGTGCGCGGCACTATTAACCCCAAAGCAACGCCGTTTGACATGGCCTCAATCATCGAGGCTGTCAAGACTGCATTACCTTTAATTGACTATCAAGAGGACTAAATCATGGAAAAATCCCTTTATTTTGAGTACGTTCGTAAGTACTTCCCGAAACTTATCCTATCTATTGTCGAAAAGCTGAACGACGCAAACCAAACACAGCTATCGTACATGTTCAAGCAACTCCTGTCCACGGAATATTCTGTTGACGGGCGTTGGGAATCTCTGGTGGGGCAATATACGCGCGTTGCGGCAGATGTTGTGGCGATGGATTCGCCGCTGCCTCTGAAAAAGCGCGATTCAATGTCCCGCAAAAGCGGCGAGCTTCCCAAGATGGGTATGGAGCTTTTTTTGAATGAGAAGCAGATGACCGACATCGATACAATGCTCGCCTTGGGTACGGATGTCGACACAATCGTCCAAAAGATTTTCGCAGATACACCCCGCGTCATTGTTGGTATTTACGAGCGTGTGGAATCCATGTTCCTCGAAGGCTTCTCTACTGGTGTCGCCCTCGCGGACGAAGACAATGTAGGAACAGGGGTTCGAATCGACTATGGCTATCTGACTGAAAACAAATTCGGCGTCGCCCAAATATGGAATGGCAACCCAACTACGGCCAAGGCTATCGACGATATCAGTAAGGTAGTACGGAAAGCTACGGATGATGGTAACAGAATTATCCGAGCATATGCGGACAAGTATTGGTTTGACGAGATAAGCAAAAACCAGCAGGCGCGTGAAGAGTTCGCATTCCTGCAAGGGTTTGTAGGCGATAAGGTGCCTAATTTGTTGAACGATCAAGTTTCCGCTGTCATGGAACGTAAGTTCGGCTTCCCCGTGCAACTTATTGACAGGGCTGTAAGGACTGAGAAAAACGGCGTTCAGACGACCTCGCGCCCGTGGAAAGAGGGCACCATCGTATTCGTTTGCGACACTCAGGTTGGATCGCTCGTGTGGGCTCGCCTTGCAGAGATGAATCATCCAGTCGCAGGTGTTTCATACGAAACCGCCGACAATTACATTCTCGTATCCAAATATCGTGAGAATCGTCCATCACTGCGTGAATACACCACTTCGCAGGCGCGTGTCGTGCCGGTTATATCCAACCCCGACCGAATCTACACGCAAGACATTAAAACTGTACAGGCGTAATGAAGGCTCGGATATTAATGGAGTTTCGCGATAAGGACAATTTCGATAAAATCTACCGTCAAGGAGATATTATCGAGGTCACCCGCGAAAGGTACCAAGAACTAAAAGCATTAGAGCTCGCAGAAGAGGTGAGAGATCGCAAGCAGCTCGATAAGTCACAAGAACTGTAACATGACGGTCGCAGAATGCATACATCAGGAGTTCAGCATGGTCGGAACTATCTCCGACTATGGCGTTCGCCGCTTCGCCAGGGAATGGGGTTACGATCCCAACTCCCTGGCGGGTAGCGACCATCAGCAACAACTAATCGCCAAGCGCGTATCTGAGTTCATCGACAGCCTGATAATGCACCCTCTGTCGGTAAGCGAAAACGGGCATTCGGCGTCCTGGTCTGAAAGCGCCATGAAGCAACGGGCACAACTGATGCTTCGGCAATATGGCATCACGCCCGGCGAAGAATTGAGCAGCTCTATTGGCCTGTCCTCGATAAAGGATGCTTCGAACTTGTGGTAATATGTATTTCGCGCCCCACATACTCTATTTGAGGATCGATCCTCCCAAACAATACGACGAACTGGGACGTCCGATAGCTATGTCCGAAAGTGATGCGTGGCAGGAAATAGGTGATTGTCGTTGCGACGACGACACAACCGTCCGCCTTGTATCAGAGAACGGAGAGGTACGCCAATCGAAATACCACATCGTCTACGAAGGGAGAGGAGTACCCAAAGGAGGTTACGTGAAATGCATTGACAAGGCAACCGGCACAGTACGGGGCGAAGGTACAGTGGCAATAGCCAAGGTAAACAACTATTTCAACGCTTCAGACCTTTGGATATGATTACAACGGGAGACGCGCGTAACATACTGTTCTCGGCGTGTAAGGGGGTTGGGATAAAAGACATGCACACTTCATGGGCGATCCCCGAGGGGAAAGTCGATAGAGAGCGTATCGTCGTCATCACACCACCCGAGCAGACGCCGGACACGTATTGGGAAAATTGCTTTGTTGCTGTAAACCTGTGCGTCCCCGACATCAAAGGGGAAGCGAACCTAAAACGGCTGGACGAACTCGAACGGGCAGCCAAGGCGAGGTTCAAGGAATGGACGTACGGCACTTACGACGGATCCGCATACAGGTACAGGTATGAGAATATCGGCCGCGAAGAAGATGTGAACCTCGGATGCCACTATATCTACATCAGAGTACTATTCAGAGTATTAAACATTAAAAACAACTAAAACAATGGCAAAAGTAATAGCAGTAGGAATCAAGAAGCTGTATTATGCAGACCCCGCGAAGGTCACAGGAGATCTTACGGGTACTCTTCTGGCAACCATCATTAAAGATGTCAGCACGAAACAGGTGGAGAACATCCATCAAGACACATGGAGCATCGAAGAGGAGGAGCCGTCTACCACGGAGTACAGGAACCAACTCACCAATGGCGTATATCGCCAAGACACCGAAATGGGTAACATCCAGATGTCGTTTACCATCGGGCAATACGACTATGAAACCAAGGCGGCTTTCATGGGCGGCACGGGGTCGGAGACGTCATGGAAGCGTGCGCGAGGCGTCACGCGCATTGAAAAATGCATGATCGCCCTAACGGAGGACAACCAGTATTGCGTCTTTCCGAAGGCCTCGGTTATCGCCCGCAACACCAACAATGAGGGCGCCGTAGGTATCGGTGTAGCAGCTGCTGCCCTGGAACCCGACAACACGGCGGTCTCGTCGGAATATTGGTTCGATTCTTCGGAGGTGGACGTCGAATAAAAACCTCCAAGCCATCAGCAGTCCAGGGGTGGGAGGCGTGTGCCCCTCACCCCTATTTCTTAAAATCAATCTTATGAAATTGGAGTTTATCAGTATCCGTATCGCATCGAAGGGATACACTGTATACAAGATGTCCCCCATGACGGCAACGCGCATCATGACGGCGCGGGATGTCAACAAAGATCCGGACGAGAGTAAGGCATGTATATCGGCGATGGCGCATAGTATAGCCTTGGCGGTTGTCGGCAGCCGCAACATATTCGCGGGTGTCAGGGTGTGGTTTTTACGCCGAAGATTCATGAGGCGGGGCACATTCAACGAGTTGTTCGACTGTTACCAGAAAATACTGCTGATGATACCCCTTGAGGATATTGCCTCGGTTGCAGCCGTAATGGAGGGATTGTCCACAACAATATCCAAAGACCATGAGTAAATCGGCGGATATTGTCGCCAGGTCATTGCTGAATACGCATCATGCGTCGGTAAAGCTCGGGGTACTGAAATTCCGGGTATACCAGCCGTTCGTGAAGGATTTGGCAAGGGCATTTGCCGGAGGGAAAATAGACGTTTCGATCTCCGGAAGGCAAAAATATTCCATGGAAACAATATCCAAGCTGCTTTTTCGGCGCTCATGGTGCCAAAAACTATTCCTGTGGTACGCCAAGCGGTATGCCACCTGTGAAGAGATTTCCGCCGCGACCATGAAAATAGCCGACATCGTATCGGGCAAAGACTTGTTCGATTCGGTGAAGATCGACAAAACACGCCGGAAAACAGTGTCTGAAACCGTCGGGAATAATACGATAACGGGCATTATTGCAACGATGATGGATCAATTGAACATCTCCTACAACGAAGCCTTCCAAGGCATAAACTACCCTACCATGCTCCTCATGATGACCGACAAGGTGCGCACGCTCGTAGGGGACGAGGAAAAAATAGTGCGGGGATCGGGCGCCGATATGGCCCGAAGAAGAAGCAATAAGAAAAGAGGCAATAAAGAGCAGCAATGAGCGCATTATCATTCAAAATAAACGCGGAAACCGATAAACTCAAGAGTTTTATTACCATGCTTGAGCGGTTGCGGCAGGTACTGGCCGAGATTCCGGACAGTACAAAGGAATTCGACGTCATAAACCGCAAAATTGGCGAGATGGAGGCGCGTGTCGAGCAGACAATGCGCAAGATCGCCCAGATGGAGCAGCAGGCAATGGATGCGGCGTCCAAGGCTGCCGCATCGGCCACGACCGGAACTGCTGGCGGCAACTCTACGGCAGGAACAGCGGCTACCCAGGCCGAAACTGCGGCATACCATGACCTGCTTGGTGAGCTAAAAGCCGCTAACGACGAAAAAATAAAGGCAATAGCCCAAATTAGGCTATATTCAAATGAGATCGCACGATTAAAAGCGGATGTCACCGCGCTCAATAAGGAAGAGCAGCAGAACGGGCAATTGTCTGCAAAGAAAAGGGCGCAAGTATTGGACGCTGCCGTATCTATCGAGGAATACAAGCAGGAAATATCCCAATTGAGACGGGAGCTTGCCAACCAAATCAAATTGGAGCAGACCGCCATCGGCTCAATCAACGAAATGTCCCAGGCGCTTACCCGTATGCGTGCGGTGTATAAAAACCTGAGCGCCGCGGATCGTGAGGGGGCGCAAGGGCAAACGATGCTTAAAAACATCGAATCGCTCGACACGAAGATCAAAGAACTGGATGCGTCGATGGGCGTCCATACTCGCAATGTCGGCAATTATGCCTCGGGATTCAATATGCTGGGATTCCAGATTCAGCAGGTTGCCCGCGAGTTGCCGTCGCTGGCATATGGCCCGCAAATATTCTTTTCCGCCATATCCAACAACCTGCCGATGCTGGCCGATGAAATAGCACGGGCGAAGAAATCGGTTGATGAATTGAAGAAAGCCGGGCAAACCTTCACGCCCGTATGGAAACAGATAGCATCGTCGATCTTCTCCTGGCAAACCCTGCTTGTGGCCGGCGTAACCGTGCTTACCCTTTACGGCAAGGAGATAACCAACTGGGTAGCGTCGCTGTTCAAAGGCAAGGAAGCGGCATTATCATTAGCGCAGGCACAGGAAAAATTAAACACAACAATTAATGAGGATGGGTATGCTATAGGCGATCAAATCGCAATTATAAAAGAATTACAAATTCAATGGAATAAGTTAGGCAACAACCTTTCCTCAAAGCAACAATTTATAAAAGACAATTCCGACCGATTTAAGGAACTTGATGTTGCAGTAAATGGTGTATCTGACGCAGAAAATCTGTTAGTAAAAAACACGCCCAACTTTATAGAGGCTTTAAAACTACGTGCAGAAGCGGCGGCGGCTCAAAAATTAGCATCCGAATCTTATGAAAAGGCGCTTATAGAAGAACGTAAAGCCCAGGAACAAATCGCAAAAGGATATCATACAGAGGCGTTTGTTGGCTCTCCTACTACAGGTGGAGCATCATTTAATGCTATTGATAGAGAATATACCGAAGAAGAAAAAGCAGGGTTATTGGCAGTTGCAAATGCAGCTCGTGAAACTGCGGATTCTTATATGAATCTAAAAGCTGCAAAAGAATTGGCAGCACGCCAATTATTAGGCGAAGCCGGCATTCAAGAGGTAGGAAAAGAAAAGGCCGCTACCGAGAAAGACATACGAGATTTAGAGAATGCCATACAAAAGCTCCGGGATGACGCGTTGCAGGCCGAAATAGATTCCATGAAGGACGGCACGGCCAAGAAACTTGCGCAAATAGACCTCGACTACCAGAAGCGCGCCCGTGCTATACAGGAGGCAGAGGAGCGCATCCGAGAGTTGCAAAAGGGCGAATTAACCAAAGGGCAGCAAGCCCAAATAAAAGCATTGAACCAGGTTAATGAAAAAAAACGTGGCGAAGATTGGGATGCCGCGTTCCTATCTGAAGCTGGCATCGAAAACCCTGAAGAATATCTCAACAAGCAACTGCAAGCCTGGAACGAGTACTACATGAAATATGGGACGATCCTGGAAAAAATACAGGCTACAAAGTCCTATTATGATAAGAAGATCAGCGAAACCGAGGACGCAGGCGCAATTGCGGCCTTAAAGGCTGAAAAAAGCGCTGCACTTGCTGCACTCGAAGTCGAGGGCGGTACTTTCGTAGATGATTTAGTCGGCAAGGCAGAAGAGTACATTGATAGGATTAAAAAAGAAATAAAAGCCGCTATTAAAGTTCTGGAAGACGAATACAACAAACTGCCTTCGTCCGATTCCGAGCAGGGAGATAATATACGGAATCAAATAAACATCTTGCGGGCACAACTATCGGCACTTGAAAAGATGGATCCTGTGAGCGATGAGGAACACAGCGAATCATTTAAGAAATGGCAGAAGCTATACAGCACCCTAACTAAAATTGAGGGGCAATTTAAAGATATAGGCGAAGCTGCTGGCGGTGCGATGGGTGAGGTAATATCCACAGCGAGCAAGATTACCACCAGTTCACTGCAAATGATTAATAGCATCAAGACGCTTGCGGAAAGTTCGGCGAAAGGCATTGAGGCAACGGGAGAAACAGCAGCTACCACTATCCAGAAAGTAGAACGAGCATCCGTGATTCTTGCTATTATACAGGCTGCACTACAAATCATACAAAGTATCGCAAATCTTTTCGGAGATACAGAAACTTCGATGGAGCGAAATATCCGAGAGGCCCAAGAATTAAACGAAGAGCTGCGGGTGATGAATGAACGTGCCCGCCTGAACGCCGATATATTCAAAACTATTTTCGGAGAAGATGCATTTGGTAACTACACTAATAACATCATAGCTCTAAGCGATGCGCTCAATGATTATCAGGCCACTATGGATAAAATCACTAAACGCGGCATAGAAAAGACAGTCGGCGGCATAGGCAGCAATACAGGACTGGCAAATCTCTATAATTATGATTTTGTTTGGGAGAGTGTTTCCGAATCTGTTGCTAATATGATGAACCAAGTGCGGCATTCTACGTGGTTCAGAGATGCAAAATATAAAAAGCTAAAAGATGTTGTCCCCGAACTGTTTGAAGAAAGTGGAGTACTAAATATGCAAGCCCTTAAAGAATTCGTAGAAGGGAATAGCGATACTTTCAAACACCTCTCCAAAGAAAATCAGACCTATCTTAAAGAGTTGGTTAATAATTGGGAAACCTATGAAGAAGCCGTAAAAGCAGCAAACGACTATCTTAACGGTCTGTTCGGCGATTTAGGCTCTACAATCACAGATGCCTTGGTTGATTCCTTTGAAAAAGGGATAAATGCTGCTGACGCTTTCGGAGAAGCCGCGGGGGATATGTTAAAAAACCTGGCAAAACAGGTGTTATACACTGCGACAATCGCACCTGCGATTGAAGACGCACAAAAGAAGATAGACGAGATAAACAGGGATGCAGGGCTTAGCGATGAACAACGATTCGATGCCTTGGCAGGCGTTGTGGGCGATCTTTTGGACGATGTTATGGCACAACAGCAATTGGGCCAAGAGCTATGGGATCGACTTCAACAGGCCGCAGAAGAGCGCGGGATAGACTGGGACGAAGGAGCCGCCAGCCAACAAGCAACATCCCGAGGCTTTCAAACGATGTCGCAAGACACTGGAGACGAGCTAAACGGCCGCTTCACCGACATTCAAGGCAAAGTAACCGACATCCGCGGCTATGTAATGGCGCAGACGCAATCAATAATTGGTCTTTTAACGTCTATGGCCAATATTGAAACAGCCATGTACGCTTGCGTACAGGTAAATAATGAACTGCTCCGATATGCTGTGATGACCTACATGGAAATTGTGGAAATAAACGGAAGTACCAAAAATATAGATAAAACACTGGTACGCATTGAAGAAGGAATAAACAGCATAAAGAAAAACACGGAAAACATATAATGTCTTAAATATTAATGAGAATAAAAAAAGACATATCAGACCTAAGCAAGTTCATCAACGGCATTGAAGGTGAGGTCGTGGATTTCATGGATGAGAAGGCGCGAGAGGCCGTAAAACTCCAACAGGTCGAAGCCAATTATCGGAACCATACATGGAATCTTCGCAGCTCCCTCGGATATGTTGTAACCTACGACGGCAAGGAGAAGCGGCGGTACACAAGCGGAATGAATTACAGTGATGAAGCTGCCGAGGCGATCAAAAAGTGGCTCGATGAAGTCAACAAGTCGGGAACCAGCATTGTATTTGCCGATGGCATGTTTTACGCTTCTTTCGTCAGCTCAAAAGGCTACGATGTCCTGGACACCGCACAATCTTATTTAGTCAAAGCATTAAACGGAAGAGAATGAAAAGGGATTTACTCATAAACGGCTACGATGCCTATGCAATGGGTATCGCAATGGGATCGGGTTTCATTGCAAGTCTGAGAGCACCGGCAAGCCTCAAAGATTTTGTAGAGAATGACGACCCCAAAAAGGACGGCAAGCAGGTAATTTACCCCGAAAAACCGAAAGTTGCCGCCCGCGATCTGACGCTTACATTCGTGATCTTCGGCGACACGCTTGCAGAGCATACGGCGAATTACAACAGTTTTATAGAACTACTAAAAAGAGGCAAAATAGACATTAGCGTACCTTTAATATCTGCGGATATTTACCATTTGACCTACATGGGCAATTCAGGCAGCTACATGATGTCCGCAGACCTTACCACCTCACAACTGACAGTAAAATTCAATGAACCCAACCCAGCAAACAGGGTCGCAGAAACAGAAAATATATGACAACCCAACACAATAAGAGTGTAGATGCCATACGGGCGATGGCACTACAAACGGGCGCTTGTAAAAAGATAAACCGCGTCCAAGACTTCCCCGAGCTAATCAAACTGATGTTTACCCCACAAGGGATCGAGTTCTGCCAGGGTCACAACTTCCCCTCGATCGAAGTGTTCAGGGAAAACCGAAGCAATCTTCAAGGATTGGAAGTATATGTCGACGCTGGCGACATCACGCTAAAGGGCAAAGAATATGTATGCCTGGTCGGTGATACGAAGGCCACTATCGAGGCTTCCGGGGCTAAATTCACGCATACAATCATATTAATGCACGGCGCACGAGCCAAGATCAACGCAAAGGACTACGCCGTACTGAATATCGTAAATATCAGCGGAGAATACCAGATTAATAAAGACGAAACGGTAATTGTTCTGTAAATATAAAGCCGGCTCTTACGAACCGGCTTTATATTTACCATTCATTAGATGAATTATTCAGACCCTTCTTTACGCCATCTTCAACTGCTTTTATTAAAGCTAACGAACTACTGTATACATATCTTAAATTATCAAAGCTAACTTGCTTAAACTTTGTTTTACATTCAGTCCAATAAGGGTAAAAACTTCTTAAAGTATATTCTGTTCCATCAAAAGGATGACGCAAATCTGCATCCTGCTCTCTTTCTACCCCGCTAACAGTAACGGTAACCCTAAATTTGTTATCTTTTATTTCGATCTTAATTATGTGCCAGCATCTATTTCGGCAAATTGTAGTCCAATTTATAGTGCGAATGTCGGAATCAGAAAACCCCTTTCCAACAATCAATCCTGATTCTTTATCTTTAATTTGAATAACTTCCTTCGCGTCTTTGTATAGAGAAACAAGCACTTCTAATGCTTTAGTAAAAATATCATCTTTTGATTGATTTTCAGCATCAAACACTTTAACAAAGACCCATTCGTTATCATTTTCAGTAAAATCAGCTTTCATTCGCTCAAATTCTGCAAGTATTTCACTGCTAATGGCTTTGTCGTCTCTTTTTTGTGCATCGGCACCTGCGCATAATAATAGCAAAACTAATATGCAAACAATTTTCTTCATATAGCACTAATTTGTATTGAACCGGAATCACAATAATGTTTAACACAAGAAATAATTGAAGCCAATTTGTTTCAAAATCTAAATCCCGCTTGTATTAAGAATGCGCCCATATTAGATGGGCCGTAAGTGCCGTTTTCTTGGATATTGTCGGCAATACCCAAAGATTGATACCCGATATTTATAAAAACACCTAATGTCGGGGCCACAGAAAAATCAACACCCAAACCGCCGGCTCCATAAAATCCTTTTTCATCGCCAAAACCATATCCGAGATTAGCAAATATATACGGTGCTATTTTGCTTTTAGTTAGGTATCCTTTTATATCTGCAAATACGGGAATTGTTGCGTGCCCATTATCTAATAATGCCAATCCAGCGCCTGCACCTAAAAAAAGATTAGGAATAATTCGGGCACCATGTATAGTTTCAATATAAAATCTATCCATTTGATAATCACCCATCCCGAAACCATAACCAATGTTCACCTCGCCTTGGTATCGCGGCGAGTTTTGTGCTTTGGCATAAGCGCATAAAACAGCGAATAATAACAGTAGTAAATACTTCTTCATACAATAAATTTTAGTGAGTTAGTAAATCAAATTTACAATTTCAAATTGGAATATCCAAAAAAAGCGAGGAGTGATTTTCGCCACCCCTCACCTCATGTTTTAATGTTGCCTCTCCTTTATCGCACGTTATGCGCGTATTTGTGCCAAATCACGGCCTATCTGCCGCAAGGCATCTAATATTTCCTCCGTGCGTTTCTCAGATGGTTTTTTGGTGCCGTAAATATATTTCGACAACAAACTTTTGTGAATACCTATCGTGCGGGCAATCTCCGACACATTCAACTGCGGGAATCGACGGAATACATCCCCTATCACATTATTTGTGTCCGGTTCATCCGTGGCGTAGAAACTCGACAGGTGTATATCTTCATCGATCTCCTCCCAGCGGATGGCATCCCCAAACTTGTTTATTTTCCACGCCTCGCGCTGGTCGTCGGTAGCTTCTTTGAGTATGGGGAAATACTCCAGCGGGCGGCTGTATGTTTTGCCGTCATTAGTGGCTATGTATATCCGGCCACCCTCGAACCAAACTTTTGTAATCTTCGCCATAATCATAATGTTTTGTACTTTGCAGTTTATTCCTCTTCTCCGAAATACTCGTGCCACTTGGCGATGATCTCCGCCTCGTACAACTCGATCACTTCGAGCGCGCGGCGCATATCGTTCGCTTTTATCCCCCGGTTGTACTTTATTTCTCGTGTAGCGATTTCTACCTTTGCGTCGTTGTCGCCGTACTCGATATGAACATGTATTGGCAAATGTTCGTCAGAGTAGAAATAAAATCGCAATCCAAAAAGGTTTAAAATTGTAGGCATCTTTATTCGTTTTTATCTACTGCAAATATAAGTCCAAAAATTTAGACCCGCAAATGAAAGTAGAAATATTTTACCATTTGACAATCGAACAGACAATAGCGATGCTGGACAAATAAAAACCGGGGTGTTCCCCGGCTCTATTATTCAAAAGAGAGTTTATTTCATCTTTTCTTGCATTTAATTTCAACGCTATCGCCGTCCATCGTCATTGTCATCTCTGCGACATTATCCGATAGACTATGAATATTGTATCGCGCATATTCAGTGTTTTCTATATAACAGACAATCGTGGTTCCTTTAGCCTTATAAGTTCCGCTCCCATTGCCGAAATACCCACTTCCATAATAGGTACCATCTGAATTAAATGTAGCTGATGCATGGAACTGATCGAATATAGACGATGTAATATCCAGCCAGCTACCATCCTTCTGCTTTAGATGGGTAATATCCCACGTTCCGTATATGGCGTCGCCATATTTGAAATTGGGCTCGTCATCATCCGAACACCCTACAAAAGCAACCGAGGCAATAGCCACACACAAGAGTAAAAACTTTTTCATACTTCTAATTGTATTGGTTAGTGCCGCAAAATTATAAAATTCCCCCCCCCGCCAAATTTTGAAAGTAAAATTTACTCCTGATGTAAAAAATAGTGCAAAATCCTTTGTGAATTAAAAATAATTTCCCATATTTGTAACGCTTACATAAACTCAAGAGTGCACAAGATGCACCATTATTGGTGCTTTTTTTGTGTCGGAAATTGAACATACGAACGGGTAACCCTGTGGCGTTGCTGTAATGGCGCGCCAACCTCTTGAGTAAAGATGTAAGCAGCAGGTAGTACCCGTTCGTTTTTTTTGTTTTATTAAATGCTTACATCTATGAAAAAACAATCGCTTCCGGAAACGGATTATCAAACTCGCTGCATCGAAGCCGAGCGAAAAGCACGAGATTTCGAAAGCGCCTACTTCAAGGCAGAAGAGCGCTACTCCAACCTAATGGACGCCTATATCAAACTACAAGGTTACTATCTTGAATTGCTGGGCGCTGAAAAATCACCCCGCAACAAAATCAAAGAGATCGACCCGTTTATTCTGGTCAAGATGGGCCGCGGGATGAATGTCGCACAATGTAAATAGACCAACAGCTATGAACAATATACAAATCTTCAATAATGAACAGTTCGGGCGTGTACGGATTATTATGTCCGACGAAAACAAGCCGATGTTTCTTGCGAATGATGTAGCGAGATCATTAGGATATATGCGGACAGCGGATGCAATTTCAACACATTGTAAAGGGGTCGCCATTTTGCCGACCCCTACCGATGGCGGCATTCAAAGGGTGAAATACATCCCCGAATCCGACGTTTACCGTCTTGTCATGCGGTCGAAGCTCCCGCAGGCCGAACAGTTCCAGGACTGGGTATGCGATGAAGTTCTCCCCACGATCCGCAAGACTGGCGGATATATGTCAGCCAAAGAGACGGATACGCCCGAAATGATAATGGCACGTGCCGTGCTGGTAGCCAATGACACTATAGCCCGCCAGAAGCAACAGTTGGAGCAGGCACACAAGCAGGTCGCAGCGCTCGCCCCGAAAGCCGAACTAATGGATAAAGTACTGGACACAGACCAGAAGATCGACGTCGGGCAGGCGGCAAAGATTTTGAACCTTCCTTTTGGCCGCAACACGCTCTTTCAACGGCTCCGTGAACGCGGTATATTCTTCTGCAATCGCAATGAGCCTAAGCAAGAGTATATTAACCGTGGTTATTTCGAGTTAAAGGAGAAGTTGATAGACCGCAACAACCACGAATCGTTCACGGTTATAAAAGTCCTCGTGACGCAGAAAGGGTTGGATTTCCTCGCAAGACAATTCGAAGTAGTCCAAACGCCAAAGAAGATGGCACCGATAAAGTAACCCCCGTATACCACTATTTCCACACCACGTTGGGGGCGCCTCGCAGAAATGCGGGGCGTTTTTATTCCCTTCCTTCCAACCTCACTACAAAGTGTAGTTAACTACATCCTAACGGTGTAGTGTAGGAGGGTAAAAAAGTCAGAGAAAAATTTGCATTTTGCTAATACGTGCATTATATTTGCAGCACGAATAAGATATAGACGTACGGGTCTATCCGTATAATGTGTAAATGAAAACAACTGTATAGAGCCCTAAATAGTTATTTTAGGGCTCAATTTTTTTAGCTACTAACTACACTAAATTTATGGCTGCAAATAAATTTTTCCAGCAAGAGCTTTTTAAATTCTCCATTTTCCCAAAATATCAAAGTTGCATTGATGATTTGGCTACAAATCTTGCCGACCCAGAGGAGTGGGACTTTTCAGATGACAAGAGAAAAAGTCACTCTATACTGAAAAATTATTTAGAACACATCTTCCGAAAATTGAGAGCAGAAAACAAAATCTGCTTTACAGCCAATAACGAATATTGCTGCTTCAATACTGGGCTTGTCACTAAAAACCTGGAAGAAATATTTGCCTTCTTCTTCAAAAATAAAAATCAAGGTGAAGGAGTTCCGCCCTATGTTTTTAAATGTTTTTGCAAAAAAAGCGATGGTGCATTATTGCGAACATTTAAATCATCTTTGCCCAAGATAGCAGATTTTTTTCAAAAACCCGAAGACTTACTTTTTAATCCCAACTGCGAACTTATTCCCGATATAGATCATATCATCCAAGATAACCTAAGTCGTTTCCCAGCTGCTATGCAAGGGAGTGGTGATGCTGAAATTCGTCGCCGGTTGGAAGGGGCTATTGATGAAGCTCGTAAAAAAGTGAGAACGAACTATAAAACTGCGGTGCCCCAATTCTATGGCAATAGGATTCAACTATTGTTGCCACTATGTTTAACACCCAACTCCCCCAATCCTGATTTAGCATTGGTTGTACATAAAATTGAAAATAACACATATACCGCACGCACATGTCTGACGCTTAAAATGGCTTATAATAATGCCCGATTAATTGTTAAGCCTCAGAGCACATGGCTAAAACCGTAAAATCATACGTAATTTAATACTGCCATTGTATTATGACTAAAGCAGGGAGAAATCCCTGCTTTTTTATTGATATTTTTACTGCTCCCCATTGTTATTAAAATGCACAGTCACACATTTGCACAGAGGCTTGAGGAATCGCCGAGCCCTTGATGCAAATGATTATTTACTCTCCGACAGGAACAGAAATATTGGACGCGCCGGTCACCAAAGAGGCTATCATCAAATACGTCCTCTTGGGAGACTACTATATCGAGCTGCCCTTTAATCTCCTTGAACCAACGACATTTGCTCGTGGTTCCTACATCACATATAAAGGCCGCAAGTTCGAGATTATGTCCACGGTGCGCCCGGAGTTCGACAACAAGACCGGCGGCTATAAATACACTCTCAAATTCGAGGCTCAGCAAAACCACATGAAGCGTTTCGTATGCTTCTGGCTGGGTGGGGACAATCCCGAAGCCGTATTTCACAACACCACAGACCTCGAATCTTTCGCGGCGTTGATCGTCGCCAACATGAACAAGCAGCTCGGAGGCGAAAACTGGCAGGTAGGCACGATCACCGTAGACAATCCTAAAGCTACGAAGCTTGTATCGTTCAATGGCGATAAGTGCTGGGACATCCTCAATACGATTGCCGAAACCTTTGAGACGGAATGGTGGACAGAGGAAAACGGCGACCTCGTATCGTTATGCTTTGGCAAACTGGACTTCGGAACCCCCGAAGAGTTCAGGCAGGGGAATGTAGTGAAAAACATTCCCGCAAAGAAAGGGGATGATTCGAGCTACGGCACCCGGTTCTACGTCTTTGGCTCTACTCGCAATCTTACAAGCGACTATGGGCAAGCTCCGCAAGGAGGTGAAACGAATCATGTATCTGAAATTCGGCTTCGCCTGCCGGACGGACAGCGGTATATCGACGCAATACCTGGTCTTTCGGGAAGCGACATTGTGGAGCAGGTCGTGTTCTTCGATGACATATACCCCAAGAATACGGAGACTGTCACCAGCATTGAGACCGTAGACCGGGAGATCATCGAAGGGCAAACGGATAAGGCGTATGTCATGTACTGCAAAGACACGCCGTTCCGGCCTTCGGACATGATTAAAGGCGAAACCCTGGGTGCTACCTTCACGAGCGGCAGTCTTATGGGGCGGGATTTTGAGCTAAGTATAAACTACAAACCAGAGACGTGGAAACCGGAGGATGGATTTGATAAGAAGTTCGAGATCATCGCGCAAGTAGAGACATCCGGTGAAAGCCAACTTATCATCCCCAACGAAAGCCTGCATCCCGAGCCTGGAGATACGTTTGTCATAACAGGCGTAAAACTACCTAAAGAAAGAATCGAGGAGGCTGAAAAGGAGCTCTTGAAGGCCGGGGAATCATATGCCGCGAAACACAGCAGCGACACGGACGTATACGACTGCGAAACTAATCCCGTATACTGCCAAGAAAACAAGAAGAATTACGATGCCGGGCAAGCGGTTCGCCTTGTGGATCCACGCTTCGGAGAAAGCGGCCGATTATCGCGCATCCAGGGATACGAAAAAAAACTATATAACGAATATATCGCCACATATACGGTAGGCGACAATACGGCATATTCTCGTATCGGCAACATAGAATCGGAGGTGAAGGCAAACCTGTACGCACAGCGCATAGGCGTTACCGAATCGGGAGCCTCAATCTACCTTATCACCCGCTACGATTCCACTGCCGCCGCAGACTACAATGCCTATTCCGCCAAGCGTGCACTATGGGAATTCGCCAACAAACAGTTCCCGGACACATTCAAAGGTAAAATGACCTTTGACGACGGTGCCCAGTTCGGGGGGTTCGCATCCGGCATGACTGGCTTTGGCGGCATAATCGACAAGAAAGGGAACGCAGAGATGCAGAGCCTGAAACTTCGGGGATTCCTGGAGGTACCGGAACTCCGCTACAACCGTGTCGAAATATCCATGGGCGATACGTGGTATGCTCCAAGTGCCGGGATCATCGAAAGCGTCGACACCACGGCCCAAACCATCACCCTCAAGCTCGAAGAAGGCGAGATCGGAAGTCCTCGGGTCGGGGATATATGTATGGGCATCTTCCACAATTTGAACACTTCGGAGAATGCAACCGCGGATTATGACGACGGACGTGGTAACAGGCGCTTTGCCGGGTTCGCCACCTGCTATTTCCGTATCACCGAGGAGCTGGACACTACAACTCACAAGACATTCAAGTATCAACTACGCCCGGTATCGGGAGCTTACCCCACCCAATATCATCCGGCGGCGTCGATGACCTTCGTGGGCTATGGTTCCTTCTCAAATGAGGATCGGCAGACCTCCCGCTACGAAACCCGGACATACCAGCGTTATTTAACGGGAGTTTCCGATTGGGAGTTCACTGCGTCCAATATCGCCGCGCAATATGGCGACCTGTCAAACCTGTCCGTATTCGGGATAAACATGACGGGATATTCGGCATACCTGAACAACATCTACATGTCGGGCGTCATTCATCAGTTCACGCCCGGCGGCGAAGAGGTGCCCACGATCATAGACCGCGGAGTGTGGAGCGCCACGGAAACATACAACCGCAACGACGACGTATATTGGAACAACGGGCACTGGCGCTGTCTGGTCGACGGCACCAAGACCGAGCCCGGCAAGGATGCCGAGGAGTGGGTATACTTAGGCGGATACGGGGTGCTCGAAACGGTCAGCATATTCAAAAAATCGGAGAGCGAACCGGCGAAACCTACGGAGCTTAAAATACCGCCCGAAGGTTGGACTACGGAGACGCTCCCGATGTCGGATCAACGTCCTACATGGATGTGTACCGGCACCGTTGTCGACGGAGAGGTCAAATCATGGTCTGATCCTCAGCGTATATCCGGCGAACACGGCACGGATGGCAAGGACGGCAAGGATTACGAGTGGATCTTCGCACGTACATCGGAATACAAAGCCCCTGCACAGCCACCCACCGCGCAGCAGGACGATTACATTCCCTCGTCCTCCGAAACCTCGGACGGGCAGGTGTGGACGGACGATGCCGTCGGGCCCGATAACGACAACCCTTATGAGTGGGCAAGCAAGCGTGTGAAAGTAAATGACACGTGGGGCGAGTTCACACACCCTGCGCTTTGGGCAAAATTTTCGTTCGACGGAGCGCCGGGTGTCGACGGAACCGATGTAGAATGGATATTCAAACGCACAAGTTCCAACACGGCCCCGAATACGCCGTCTGGCAGCGACGAAGACGGATATGTACCGAGCGGTTGGACGAACAACCCCACGGGCCCGAATTCCGAGCGCCCCTACGAATGGACTTGCGTACGCTATAAGACAGGCGGACACTGGAGCGGATATTCAGCAGCGTCCTTATGGGCGAAGTGGTCATTCGACGGCGCGGATGGTGTGGATGGTGAAGGTGTAGAATACATATTCACGCGTACGGAAACCGAGGATCCGGGCACCGTTCCGGATGTTCCCGATGTTGCGGAATACGATAATCCCCCGGCTCCATGGACGGATGACCCTACGGGAGTAGACGCCACATATCGTTACGAATGGGTGTCGAAGCGCAACAAGGTGGAAGGTGTTTGGGGCGCATTTTCCTCGCCCTCGATTTGGGCGCGGTATTCTTACGACGGGCAACCGGGGAACTGGACATCCTATGTATTTAAAAATAGCGATACGGAGCCAGCAAAGCCTACTTCCTCCGACCCCATTCCGTCCGGATGGAGTGACGCGCCCACTGGTGTCGGTATATGGTGGATGTCCAAGGCTACGATAGACGCATCGACCGGAAAGGCCGGGGCGTGGTCGACGCCTATCCGCGTAACGGGCGAGGATGGGGAGCCGGGGCCGCATACTGACTTCAAATACGCCAAGAATAACAGCACCACCACGGCGCCGGCGCTGGTCAAAACGGATCGCACCCCCGCAGGTTGGAGCGACACCCCGCCGTCGCTCTCTTCGGGTGAATATCTGTGGATGACGCAGGCAGAAATAGACGCCAACAATAATCTGTTGCACCCGACGGTGGGCTGGGCAACTCCGGTACGCATATCGGGAGAGCAGGGCCCAAAGGGTGATGATGGCAGCCCGGGCGAAGACGGCAAGGACGGCTTGCAGGGTTGCATAATCCGCCTCACGGAATGGGCGTCGGGCGTCGAATACCGCAATGACCTCGATCTTGTCTCCAATGGCCCCAGATACATAGACATAGTTACGATCTATGCGAACAACAAACAGTTGAAATTCCAGTGCAGCCAAACGCACACTTCGTCGAACTCCAACAAACCGACGGCGGGATCCGCGTCGGCATATTGGCAACAACTCAACGACATGGTGCCGATATATACGCCCCTGTTGTTCGCAGAGAATGCCGTCATCAACTTCCTGCAAGGTATGGAGTTCGTGGTGCACAACTCCAAGACAGACATTTCCGTGAATACTATCATCGCAGGGCTCGTGGGTGGCGATATTCCACTGTTCGTCGGAAGCAATACCCCGTCGAATGCGCCGTTCAGGGTCGCTAAGGACGGGTCATTCGTGGCCACCAAAGCCGATATTACAGGGACTATCAACGCATCGAACGGAACGATAGGCGGATTTGAAATAGGAGAGAGTTGGCTAGTGTCGCAAACGTCTCAGGGTAAAGAAATTTGGTCTAACAGACTGTCGGCCGCGCGGGTACTACTGGAATGCAAAGGGGGCTCCTATACAAATTCTTTTGATGCAATGGCGTATCCATTAGGTTCATCGGGTTATTCCGACCATTCTGTGCTATCCGTGGCAATAAACAGAGAATCATATGACGCCACGAATAGATACAACATCGGAATTAATGTATCGGCCGAGGGGGAATATAATGAAAATTCACAGATAGGAGATATTCCAAATGGCAATCATGCCATATTATTGAGAAATGGGGACATATGCGGATTCAGGTTATTCAGCCGGACATTGACTGGTAGATGGACGCTTAATGATTATGAATCAATAGTATTCAATGACACAGCGAGCATGAATTACGTTACACTCCCGTCCGAACCAAAAGACGGACAAATATATTTTATCAGGAAGATTGGGAAGGGTAATGTAACAATTCAAACTGGGGGACTTACTCACGTAATTATGCAGAACGCTGGTAGTAGTACTCGGAGTGTAGTTTTGGATTATGGCTCACTCGCTATTCTGATGTGGAACAAAGACGGACAATACTGGACTGCCAATGACTGTCCTACAATGTAATGAATTATGAAAGTATTGAATTTAAAAGAATTTAAACTGTTCACCGACATTTCCCACGCCGGGCATATTGTCGTCGACGCCCGGAAAGAGTTTGCCAACGCCATATACATGGGCATGAACGGCATCGTGGCGCATGACCTGGCATTCCGCATCCTCCACAGCGAAGGTGGCATCGAAGTTTCCGACGAGGAGGAATCGATTATCGTCGATACCGCAAAGATGTGCAAGCCGGTCTTCTACGACAGTATCATGTCCGCTCTCAAAAAAGAATAAACGCTCGAAAGGAATATGAAACGCATTCGGATAGGCAAGGACATAGAGATACATTGGCCGATACTTACCAATGGAGAGCAGGTAGCACTCGAAGGGCGCGACCTGAAACTCTTCGTCCATTTGCCTTCGCATATGGACATTCCCGTCGATTTCACCACCGAAGGCAATACCGCAATTTTTATCATAACCGGAGCGATGCAAAAATCCATCGGGGTGTACCGCCTTACCATGTGGGAAAATTTACAGAAAAGCGGGCAAACAGCGGTTGACTATTGCAACGCCTTCGAGTTAGTTCCTACGACCTGTATGGAGGGTGGTGAAGATGACAATAACCTTACAACGGAAACTGTCGACCTTAAGGCGTCAAGCCTTGTTGTTGGATTGCCCGGCGAGAGTGCTTACGAGGCATTCAAGAAATACAACCCGAATTCCGAACTTACGGAGGAAGAATATGCCGAGGCCCCTATTAACGCTGCAAACGCCGCGAACGAGGCGGCAAAAGCGGCAAATGACGCCGCAGGTAAAATTGGGGATATTGACAAAGCCCTTGCCGAAAAGGTCGACAAGGAAGAAGGGAAAGGGCTTTCTACGAACGACTACACCGACCAGGAGAAGGAGAAGCTGGCCGGGCTCTCCAACTACGACGACACGGAGATAAAGCAGGAGTTGTCCGACAAGGTGTCCAAGAAGGAGCTGACGGAGGCTGCAGCGGGCACGCTGACTGAGGCGAAGTCGTACACGGACACCGAGGTCGAGAAGTTGAAAGAGGAAATAGGTGAAGGTACCGGTCAGTTACTGTCCATAATTGACAAAGACATAATCGCAGGAGACGCGGATACGCTCAAACAGGGCAAGGCATACACGGACACTAAGACGGCAGAACTATGGAATAATGTCGGCGATACGTTTGACGCTATGTCCGAGGAGCTCAATAGCAACATATCCGGCGGGGATGTGCGGACACTGACCGAAGCCAAAAACTATACAGACAAGGCGATTTCAGAAATTCCCACCCCGGACGTCAGCGGGCAGATCGAGCGGCACAACACCTCCCCCACGGCGCATCCCGACATTCGGGAACTGCTCAACACCTGCGTAGGACTGCCGGAGTTCAACGACAAAACCTACGAGCTGACCTTCACGACAAAGGGCGGTGCGAAGTTCATCATCGACCTGCCTATCGAGATGATGGGGCTGCATTACAACGAGGATACCCAATCTATCGAGTTCGTAAATGCCGACGGCTCCATATCCTCCATTCCGGTTTCTTACTTCGTGAAAGTATATGTCGGCTCTATCGGTTCCGAGATACAGGTTACGGTCGAAGGCTCCGAAATCCGCGCCTCCCTGCTCAACAACACCGTATCCTGGGACAAGTTGACACTTGCATTGCAGGAGATGATTCAGAGCAAGGCCGACCGCACGGAGCTTCCCACGAAACTGTCGCAGTTGCAGAACGACCCGAACTTCGTGACATCGGAAACCCTCGAAACCCAGTTGACGCCTATCAAAACCGAGTTGGGCGGCACAGTGCGCCTCGGGGAGGAAATAGGAGAGAGCTCTACCCCGCCTCCTATACCGGACACGGGCGATGAAATAACCGAAGTCCTCGCGCACTCGGACTGCACGCTCGAAGAGCGCGTAGCGCACCTCGAAAGGCTGCTCGTGGGAGTGCTCTCGGGCAAAGTGCTGATCCCGGAATTGCAGGTGAAAAAACTGGGCGTGTGGGGCGACAACAACCTCGTCGTCACGGGCGAGGGCGCACCATCGAAAGCCCCCGACCGCGCGGGGCAGTTCTATGTCGATACGAAGAACAACGCGGTCTACCACTCCGTAGGCAACGGCGCGGTGTCGGACTGGAAGAACGCTTAAACAACATACAACATGTCACAAGTCAACAAATACGCCGACAAGGCGGGTTACACGGCCGACAAAAACCGCAAGGACACGCAGTCGGCGGTGTCATACATCGAGGACGACGGGATGCTCGTCTACGACGGCGTGAACGTCGTGGTGGACAAGCCGGCCGCCGGGGTGGGCGACCTTGCGGTCTTCGACAAGACCACGGGTACTATCCGCTTCGTCAAGGGCGCGACGCTGCTTCCTGCACAGTTGCCGCCCGAGCTTGTCCCGGTGGCCGTGGTCTATGCCCGGCAGGGCGAGCGGGTGCTGATCGTGTCGCTCCGTAATGCGGCATCCGAAGTTAGATGGGCCTACTCTTATGAGGTTGCATTGTCGGACTTCAACCTCGCCGCGGGCGGTGAATTCACACTGAACATCTATATCCGCGAATTCTCGTTTACGTACCCTGCGGGTTCGACATTGGCAGACATTGCCGCACTTATAAATTCTAAACCGGAACTCAAAGCTACATACTCCTGGGTAGCCTCCGCCTCCGAAGAGCTTTCAGCTGTTGTCATGACATGTGATGCATGGACTACGATAGAGGGGCACAAAAAGATTTCGGCAACAGGCTGCACGTTGACGCGCCGCGCCGTGGATGTGGATTACCAGTCGATTCTTGCAGGCTTAATAGACACTCCCGAGGAATATATCCGTCGCAAAAACGGTGCGGATGCGGATGCAGCCGGTGGTATCCTCGACCAGTTCGCGGAATATTATTCCACACATGGAAAAGCAGTCTCGGGTCAGAAGCCGGGCAGCAGCGTAATCATTCAGGAAAGCGTCTTCACCGAGGCCGACAACCCCGATCTGGTTGCCGTGTATCCGACCTACAAGGACTACCTGTTCGCCGAGCACATGGTACAATATCCTACGGCGTTCGGGACGATGTTGCAGGATGGCAAGATCAACACGAACCTGATCGGGCGGCTTACCTTCAAGGATATTTACGGCAAAACACAGTATCGCTACCCGGCTGCCGCCGCAGCTCTCGACTTCGGCATCACCGTGGAAGGGATGACGACGGGACTGGAGGCGGGTGCATGGTGGCTGCCGTCGTCGGAAGAGGTCTACCTGCTGATGCACGACAGGGTGCGTTTCGTCGCTGACGTGGAGAAAGACCCCGTAAACCGTACCCTCTTACGCTTGAAAGCTACCATGTGCTATGGTTATAATTATTATGTCCATACTTCGTGCGAACAGGCGCTGGGAAACATATTTATTTACAGTGGAGGCTCTGGCACCGTGGGCTACACCGGCAAGATTTATAAATTCGCAGCCCGCCCGGTCTGCGCCTTATAATTATCTGAACCATGGAAACACAACGACAGATCGACATCCTCGAATCGCGGCAGCTCGAATTACGGGCAGTCATGGCCAAGTCCGACGACAGGGCGGCCAAATGCAGCAAGTCCGGCCTTGACTTTCGGGCTACCTATCCTCTGGATTATGAGGAGTACGAAGCGGCCAACGCGGAGTACAACGCGAACGAAAAGACCCTTGCGGAGCTCAAAGCCAGGCGTGCCGAAGAGCTGGCCGCCGAAGAAACGGTTATGGACTTTCAAAATATTGAGCAATGAAGATGTATATGACCAACAAGCCCAACGGCGAGCCGTTCTATCCCGTAACCGTAGCCGAGGCCGTGCTTGTTTCCGAAGGAGAAACTTTAGCCGCGGTGCTGCAACGGCTCGAACAGAGGATCGCAGAATTGGAGAAGTCGGAAGCGGCGCCCCAGGCGCAGACGAACGTGTTGCCCGAACAATAGAATACACTCTATGGAAGCATTGTGGAGATTTATAGAAAGGCTCTGCGAAAAAGTATGGCAGGGGTT